ATCTACATCAATCGCCCACGAGGATCGTAAGCCTTCGATGCTGTGAGGCAGCCAGAACTGAGCCGCCGCAGTTTACTCCGAGTATTTCTACCCGTAGTCTGGTACTAATTGTGCGTTAAAGCCTGCTACAGATCACTCGGCAGAATGTTTGATGAACTCCCTGTAATCTTCGATTACGCTGAGATTTTCGTCAACAATCATAACAGTTGCCGTCTGGACATCACCAGCGTTCCATAGGGAACTGCAAAGGTTGTGATAAGAGACTTTTGCCGCAGAGAGGTCTGTGAATCCTTCCGCATGGACATAATAATTGCCATTGATTACTTTAATGATCGCATATTTCATTATTTATTCCTCCTTTAATTAAGTAATTGTAATGGCATTGTAAAATGGCTTTGTCATGCACATTACATAGCACGTTGACGCCGCTGTTGATTCAATTTTTATTTGCGCTGTCGATGTTGTAAGCGTCAGACTACTACCAGCAAGAACAGTGGTAATTACAGGAGCATGGCTGGCATCGGCGCAATAAACAAAATACATTCCACTCGTGGCAGCATTTGCGTTTATAAACATAAACACCCCTCGAAAACCATTAGAAAAAGTCACAGTTGAATGCTCTGTTGTGTTCTTTTTCGGCACAGTAAAACTCTTCCAAGGCTTTCCGCGCAAAGCGATCTGTGCATCTACCGCAGTAGTTTCTCCTGTGCCCCCTTTGTCAACCGCAATCGGAGTTGTGCCAGTGCTGTCCCATGTCCAGGTTCCAGAATCATAAACACCAGTTATTATACAACCCGAATAAGATGGCGATATAGTTTGAACTTCAACAACGAATCTGGTTGAACTTGTCCTGCGAATAACACCGATATGACCAGTAGGACGGAAAACACCTTCGGCTGAAGAGATGCCGAATTTGATATTTTTGACTTCATTGTCTTCCATTCCCGAACCAAGCGTTGCTAATGCCGACTGGATGTTCGATAATGTGTTTGATCCCAAATCCTGAGTGGATATAGAAGTCTTTAACTCATTTGCCGCACCGGTCAGATCTGTCGCGGTGAAGTCCGTCAGCACGCCGTCGCCGACAATCGTCTCCAGATCGTCAATATCTCCGGCCGCCTCTTCGATGGCTGCGTTCGCCGCCGTCAGCTCCCCGCCGGCCGTCACCTGCGTCCAGTTCGCGTCGCCGGTCCAGCTGCCCGCCGTGGTCACCGCCGTGCTGCAGATGTACAGCTGACCTCCGTACACGCAGTAGGCGCCCTTCGCATAGGTCAGGTTCGGGTTAAACTCCGCAGCCAGATCGTCCTTCAGCGCCTGGATGTCGGCCACCTGCAGGCTGATCTCGCCGATCATCTCGTTGATGGCACCGGAGACGTCCTGCGCGTCCGTGCCTAGCGGCCACTCGCCGAGCTTTGTCTCGATGTCGTCGATCCCGAGGTTCTCCTTCGCGCCGGACAGATCGTTGGCGCCCGTGCCGCCGTACCGGATACCCAGGGGCGTGCTGCTCAGTTCCGTGAGCAGGACACCCTCCGCGATCTCCGCGATCTCCTGCTTGTCGCCTTCCGTGAGTTCGTAGTCGTCGCCCTGCGGTCCGGGAGGTCCTGCCGGGCCGACGGTCAGCGGACCGAGGTCGATCCATTCCCCGCCGGTGAAGCTGTAGCCCTCGTAGGGCGAACTGTCGCCGACCAGCCAGATGTCCCCGCCGGCCGAGCTCGCCGGAAGCCCTTCCGCGGATTCCACGATGCCGGCGATGCGGATGCCGGCGCCCTGCGGGCCGCGGATATTGACGGCCTCCGGATTTGGCAGCGATCCGTTGTTGGTAAAGGACAGTGTCCCGTCATTGGACAGGTGCGGCGTGTAGTAAGGTCCTACGAGACCCTGCCACATCCGGAAGCTGTCCTCGTTGTCCTCAGCCATCCGGAAAACATCACTGCAGTATTCAGCCATGGTCACTCACCTCCAAGGATCGTGTCGTTCAGCGCCGGCCAGACCTCGACGGAATAGACCGCCGACCCCGGCGCGTTGTAGACGCCTCCGAAGCAGCGGATCTGAATCTGCGTCGTTATCCCGGCCTCAAACAGTTTTGTCTCCTCCTGCGTCAGCTGGGCCGTTACGGTGTAATCCTCCACCAGCAGGTTGTAGCGGGGCTTGTTGATCAGGTTGGCGCCCAGCTGGGAAAACGTGACCAGGATGTCGCTGTAGTTCGACGGTGGTTCCGGCGTCTGAAAGCTGACCTGGTAGGAACAGGCTCTGCGGATTCCCATGATTCACTCCTTCTTTCTCATTCGTCGCTCAGGAACACGCCCATGGTCCGCAGCGCGCCGAGCATTTCGTTGATTTTCGAGACGGCCGTCTCCAGCGTCGCGTTGCTGGCGAGGTCCGCCGGGTTCTGGGCGGCCGTCGGGTTCGCGACCTGACCCAGCACCACGTAGCTTCCGGAGACCTTGGCCACGGCGACGCGGGCCCCTGTCGGGATCGTCATGCCGGTCAGGATCTGCCGGTATTTTTTCGTCATCGCCTCGGTCTCTCCGTCCATGCGCAGCGTGATCCCGCTGCTGCTGCGGCCGGTGACCGTGCCGAGGAAGATCTCGGACCTGTTTTCTTCACTTACCTTATCCTCCTGCGGCACGAACAAATCAGTCAACATTGAGGACCTCTCTTTCCAGCGTGTGCTTCATGTCTCCTCCCGGCTTCAAAGACATGCTCCAGGCCTTTTCCCGGCAGATCGCGAACAGCTCGCCGTACTGCAGCGATGTGACCTCTCCGGAGTCGAATCCGGGCAGCAGCCCGGTCGTCACCTGGATGGTTTCGCCGGAGATCAGGCTGTCCGAGAGCTGCCTGTCCACGAATGCCTGCAGTTCTTCCTGCGATGCGATGTTGTCGATTCGGGTGACCTCCACGATCCTCCGGCCTCGCCGCTGGATACTGAGAGGGGACTGGCCGGAGTGGTTCTCCGCCGTTGCGATCATGCCCTCGTCCTTGTCCGGGTTGCTGCAGATCGCCACGAAGACGTTTGGCGCGCTGTAGACATCCGTCTGCCTGCCCATGCCGGGAAGCAGCAGGCTGCGCACGTCCCGGTCGCTGATGCTGTGCCGGATATTCTCCGCGCTGATGGTCTCATAGGGTTCCAGTCTGGCCGTGCCTTCCGCGTCCATCCAGACCTTCCGGTATCCGATCTCCTGGAGGAGGTCGTTGATGATGTCCAGCCGGCTCGTCCCGATCTCCCAGCTCTCCCTCGCCTCCGGAAGGGTCAGCGTGCTGCTGACCGCGGAGATGGTGCCGATGCCCGAGGCAGCCAGCAGGGAGCTCACCGCTTCGATGTAGTTCGTCCCTGCCGCGAAATACTGCCGGCTCTCGATGCGGCTGTCCCGCGCGAGCCAGCTCCTGTCGTAGGTCTCCAGCTCGATCATCTGCTCGGTTTCGGTCTCCCTCTGGTTGACCGTTGCGGGCAGGTAGACGCCCAGCCGGTACACGGCACCGTCGATGATCATCTCCGGGCGGATCTGATCCGCCAGCCAGTTGACGGGCTTTTCCGGCGGGAAAAACTTTCCCCGCAGGCTCATGCGGATGTCTGCGTTGTTATCCATGCGAAGCGTCGGCCATCCGTCCTCCGTGGGACGGAGCAGGCAATAGTCCGCCCCGTCCTTCAGGACGTGGTACCGAAAATCAATCGTTCTGACCGACATTTCGGAAGTCCTCCCAGTCTATGGCTCTGACGGAAAACGTGTAGGTGATGAAGAAATCGCCGTAGCGTTTCTGCAGGCTTAGGAGCGCGCCGATCAGTACGTTTCCGCCGCGGCTCTTGACGATGACGGTTTGCCCGCGCAGCTTTTCAAAGGCTGCGGCGCTCGCCACGTCCTGAAACGCGCAGTCGTAGCTGCCGCTGATGTCCTCGAAGGCGGACATCTCGAGGACCGGATAGACGGCGCCCAGGACGTGGCGCAGGCTGGCCGTTCGCTCGTAGCTGAAGTTCTGCTCGCTCTCGCTCTTTTCGCTGAGCTTCAGTTCGATCCAGTCGCCGCCGGAAAACGGGGCGATCCTCGTGACGCAGCTCTTCAGCTGCCCGCTGACGCGGTTGCTCCTCGCATAGTTTCCGTCGCTGTTCCAGAGTTCCGCGTACCAGACATGCTCGCCCAGCACATAGCGGTCCTCATAATCCCGCAGGCCGTTGGTCAGTGCGATGGCCTTGCCGTCCCGGAACCAGTGGATCACCGGGTTCGTCAGCGCGTCAGCGCCGGAGGCGTGCAGCTTCGCGTCCACGTCGAACGATCCGCTGACAGCCAGATCCTCCCAGCCGGAAGGCACCGCGTTTTCGATAGCCACCGTGGTGCTGGAAGGGTCGGACCACAGTCCGTATGGCCCCTGAATCCGCACGCTGATCACATGGATGCCGTCCTCCAGGACGAAGTCCGGCTGCCAGGTGTCATCCGATCCGTAGGCGCGCGTGACGGCCTCGCCATCGATGTAGATCTCATAGCCTTCCTGGTCCGCGGCCTGCCAGCTGATTGTTGTCCGCGGCACTGCCGTTGCTGAGAGGCCCGCCGGGGCGTCCGGCGCGCGCACGGAGACGAAGGCCGCCGTGCCTGCGGGGCCGGCCGTACCGTCCCGGTTCGTCGCGATGACCCGCCACTGGATCTCGCCCACCGGGAAGAACCCCTCCGCGGTTTCCCATTCCGTGAAGGCGGTCGCCGAACCCTGTATGGTGGTCCAGTCGATGTCCGTCGGCTTCTTCCACTGCAGCAGGACGTAGGTCGGCAGCGTTCCGTCCGCGTTCACCAGCGTCCAGCGCAGCGTGATCGGCTTGCTGCTGTCCGCGGTGATGCCGACCGGGTACTGCGGATAGGCGTAGGCCGTGGAGGCCGTGGTGGAGAACGTAAAGACTGTTGATGTACTGCTGGTGCCGCCGATGTCCGTGCCGGCGATATACCACTCGACGCTGCTGGCGACCGGGAAGGTGTTCGCCGGGATCGTCACCATTGCTGTAGAACCGGACGCTGCCACGGAGGCCCAGTTTTCCGACCCGGCCTCCCGCCAGTAGAAGGTCGCGGATGCCTGGGGGACCGGGCCGCCCGTGGATGCGAAGTACCACTGGAAGGTGATCGCTTCCCGCGGGTCCGCGTAGCCGCTGGTGGGCGAGCTCTGCGGCGTGATCTGCGTCGTGACCGTGGTGAAGGACATCACCGAGGTCGTGCTGGTCAGGCCGCCGACGTCCGTCGCCTCAATGTACCACTGGATCGTCTTGCCCGTCGGGAACGTGTTGGCTGCCACCGTCAGGCTCTGGGTATTTCCGGAGACGCTGATCTGGCTGTAGGGCGCCGTCGTCGATGCGCGCCAGTAGAACTTGGCGCTGCTCTGGTTGTAGTTGCCGACGTTCGATGCGAGGTGCCAGGTGAATTTCAGCCCCTGGGCCGTGTACACGCCGCTGCCGCTCGGGTAGGTGTCCATCGTGATCCGCGTCGACACCGTGGTGAAGGTCGCGGCGCTGCTGTTGAGTACCGTGCCGTCCTTCGCTGTCGCCGCAACATACCACTGGATGGTCTTTCCCGTCGGGAAAGTGTTCGCCGGGATGCTGACGCTTTGCGTCGAAGCCGGGGAGACGGTCACCGGGTTGTAGTTCGCGGCGCCGCTGACCCGCCAGTAGAAGGTCGCGCTGGCCTGCGTGACGGTTCCCGAACTGTTCGCGAGCTTCCAGGAGAAGGCGATCGCCGCCCGTGTGTCGATGTTCGACCCGCTCGGCGCCGCCGTCACCGTGATGCTGAAGGCCTGCGTCTTGAATGTCGTCGCTGAAGTGCTGTGGCTGACGCCGCTGCTGTCCGTTGCCGAGACGTACCACTCGATCGTGGCGTTTGCCGGGAAGGTGTAGGCCGGCGCGCTGATGCTCTTGCTGGTGCTTCCGCTGATCTGGCTGTAGCTGGAGGCGCCGCTGACTTTCCAATACAGCTTGCAGCTGTTCTGAGTGACGGTGTTCCCGCCCGCGTCCGTCAGCGTCCAGGCGAAGCTCTGTGCGGCCCGGCTGTCCACGCTCGTCCCGCTGGGGTTTGCCGTCATCGCGATCGAGACGGCATAGGTGTTGAAGCTGTACGTGGATGAGCTCGAGGACGTTCCTTCCGTGTCTGTGCTCTGGATATAGTACTGGATCGTGCTCCCGCTGGGGAAGGTGTACGCGGGGATGGTCGTTTGCATCGTGCTCCCGGAGACGCTGACCGAATTCCAGGAACTGGCGCCGGAAACGCGCCAGAAGAACTTCGCGGAGGCCTGTGTCCATGTCGGGTCCGCGCAGTGACCGTCGTCGGGTTTCTCGTCATATTTCCACGAAAACGTCTGTGCTGTCTTTGAGCTGACAGTTGTGCTTATCGGCCCGGAAGATCTCTTAACAGTGCTGCGAACCGTTGCGCTGTCGTCATACTGGACCGTCAGATAGCACCATCCGCCGCCGATCAGATCGGTCCGCGCCAGCCATTTCTCGCTTTCCGCATAGTATGCCTGTGTTCCGGTGATCCGGACACCGTTTCTGATGGCATAGGCGGAATCGTCCGCGTCATAGTAGCTGCTTTTCGGCGCGGTCATGTCATACCAGTTCCCGCTGGTATGCTCGGAATCGCTGGAGAAGGAGATCGCGTCGACACTGTATTCATCCGGCATGGTGTTGTAGACTACCGTGCCGGCGTTAAAAGCCTGGGATAGAGCATACGCCCGCGCCCAGCCGTAGCGTCCGATCCGGATGGCCATCGTCAGCTTTGCGCCGAGGATTTTGTTGTGCCGGAGACTGCTCGGCCATGCGTCGAACCCGATCAGAAGGAATCGGTCGTCGGAGGCGTTGTCTCCCGTGAGGTCGTAGGCTGTTCCCGCTGCCGTTCCGTAGTGGGTGCTCGGATACAGTGCCCTGCAATATGCGCTTTTCGCGTGGTATAGGTTTCGTGTTGCGCTTGCCATCATCTCACCTCATTCTGCTGCGCACCCGGGCGCTCTCCGCCATCTCCACGATGTCGCTGATGTCCTGGATGGACGAGGCGTTCACCGAGATGTAGAATGTGTCCCCGCCGTAGTTCCGGCTGTCCTGCGCGTTCATGATCCGCGATCCGCCCGGAAGCGCCACCAGTTCCGGACCTGCCTCTCCGACCCATGTCAGGCCGCCTCGCCAGTTGCTGGTTCCGCCTGCGTTTCCGGGATAGCCGGAGTAATACGGCGAGTTATAAAAGCTCGTGTACTCGTCCAGCGTCCCGTTCAGAGACATCATGGTCGTCTGTACATGGTTTGCGCTTCCGCTGGAATAGTTTAGTCCCAGTGCAGTGCTGAGCTTTCCGGAGCCCCAGTTTGTTGGCAGCAGCCCGGTGATCACATCCAGCACATCCGCGATGCCTGACAGCAGCAGGGCCACCGCGCCCAGCGTGGCCTTCAGTCCCTGCAGCACGCTGTCCAGTCCCGGGATGCTGGAGACGAGCTCGATGACGTCCCCGATGATGTCAAAGAGGCAGCTCAGGATTGTCCCAAGGTTTTCTATGAGCCCGGATTTTTCCAGCATCTCGCCGGCCTTTTCCACGGCCGTCTGGAAGGTCTCCATCGCGCTCTTTGCCGCCGGCGCGAAATCCGCGGCCAGCTGCTTCCGGTTGGCTTCGATGGTCAGCTGCAGTTCCTGGTAGGCGTCGTCCACCTCGGCGAGGCGTGCCGTCTGGTACTCGTCCAGGATGTACCCGGCTGCCTCCGCCTGTTCGGCGTAATCCTTCAGCGCGCTGCTGCCGGCGATGATCAGCGGGTTCAGATCCTGCGCGGATTTGCCCAACAGGTCCATGGAGATCGCGTCCCGTTCGGTCCTGTTCTCCACTTCGCCCAGCGCGTCGATCACGTCGTAGAGGACCTCCTCGGCGCTCCGCAGCTGCCCGGTGCTGGCGTCCTCGATGCTGACGCCGAGCTCCTCGAACTTCGCTCTTGCGGCCTCGCTGCCGTCGTTGGCATCCCCCATGGCCTGCGTGATTTTGGTCATGGCGCCCTTGATGGTCTCCGCGTCCACGTCGATCAGCGGGGCCGCGTAGTCCCAGGCCTGCAGCATCTCCGTCGGGATCCCCGTGATCATGCTCTCTGTGACGTACTCGTCCACGTCGGCCGCTACCTGAATCGTCAGCTCCCCGAGCTCCTTTATCACGGCGATCACGGCCGCGACCGCCGCGGCTGCCGCCGCCATTTTGGCCACCGTGCCGGCGCTGAAGCCGTCGATCCCGCTCAGGGCCTTTTTCGCGCCGTCCGGCAGGGTGATGCCGAACTTGTCGGCCAGCATGTCCACAGTGTCCCCGAGGTCGATCATGACGGCGTCCTCGCCCTTCATGGCCTCGTTGTTTTCCTCGATGGCGTGCGTCAGATCGAACTCAGCAGCCTCGGCAAGGTTCAGCTGCTGGACCCACTTCTGGGTTCTCGAATCGGCCTCGCCGTACTGCGCGGCGGCTTTCTGCACGGCCTGGCGGAGGGTCTCCACTTTGTCATGCTGCTGAAGAAGCTGCCGTTCCAGCAGTTCACCCTTTCGGGTCATGAACTCCATGCTCTCGCTGTTGCCCTGGAACTCCGCCTTCAGCTTCTGCATTTCCGTGGCCAGCGTCCGGTTGCCGGTGTTCAGCTCGGCCAGCGCTTCCTTATATTCTTTTTCGCCGTCCAGTGCGACGCGCGCTTTGACGGTCCTTGTTGCCATTGTCAGCCTCCCCTGATGTATGCCTGCAGGCTGCCTCCCCTGGAATTATCCTTCCGCAGTCCGTCCGCGGAGGGCTCTGTCCTTCGCAAATAAGCATTGAAAAGAGCGTGCAGCCTTGCCGGGTTCATTGTCCGCCAGAACGTCTCCTCGCTCTGGTGGCAGGTGAACATCCATATGCTGAGATACCGGGCGAAGTCAATCGAAAGAGACTCCGCCCGGTCTGTCAGTTTCCCGGTGCTCCGGGCTCGGTGTTTTCTTCTCCGGTGTCCTCTCCGGACACCGCGTCATCCGGGATCATGGACCGCACGAACATGGCCATGATCTCCTTTGCCGGCACCTGCCGGATGCCGAGAGACCGGCCCACGGCCTTCGCCGTGTACCGTTCCGGCCAGCCCTGCTCGTCGGCGTAGTCGTTAAGCATGGCGGTCAGGAACTCGATCACGCTGCGGGTCGGTTTGCGTCCGTTCAGCGCGTCGCTGATGGTGCCGCCGAACGCCTCCTGGACGTCCGCCAGCACGTTCATGTTGCAGCGAAGCAGAAATGTCTTCCCGTCGTACTCAAACGGGATGCTCTCAAGCCGGATGTCTCTCATGAGGCGTTGAACACCGCGTCGACCCAGGCCTTGGCTGCCTCTTCGCTGTCGGCGATGGCCGTCTCGATCAGGTCCTTGCTCGCCGCGTCGGATGCCAGGAACTCGCCGCTGGTCACCGGTGTGTTGAAGACGATGTTCTGCCCGGCCGTCTGCAGATTCAGGCTCGGCGGTCCGAAGAGGACCTTCGGGATGAACACGCAGGTGAATTTTTCTTCGCCGTCCACCATGTCGGGGGCGTAGCAGGCGAGTCCCACATAGGAACCCTCCGAGCGCGCGCCGATGACAGTGCCGGACACCGATGTCGTCGTGGTCGTGGTTCCCGACGTGTAGGTGACGTTCCGGGTTTTTGCCGTTGCGCCGAAGAGCAGCTGCTTCACGGCGTCCGGGAGATACTTGACGCCGAGACTGATGGTGCCGCCCACGGCCTTCCGGATATACTCCGCCAGGGTGCTCTCGGCATACAGCCTGCCTTCTGCAAAGCGCAGCTCAAGGTTGCACTGCATCGCGTCGCCTGCGCTCTGTTTGCCCGTGTAGGTGATGGTTCCGCTTGTGTTGACGTATTTCGCGACTTTGATGCCGCGCAGATCAAACTGAGGCATATTGTTTCCTCCTTAAAGCCTTAATTGCGTTGAAACTCGCTCTCGATCCAGTCGCCGATGATCTTCTCTCCGGCCGCCGAGATTGTGTTTTCGTTCTTTGTCATGGCGTTGCCGATAAAAGGCCTCGCCGGTTGCCCGCGCCGGCCGTATTCGTTCACAAACGCGATCTCCGCGTTCCGGGTGCTTTTCCCGTGCCGCCTGCGGCTGCCGGAGAACGTGATGTCCTGGTAGCCTCCGCTGTCGGTCTGCTTCGGGGTCCGGGGCTTGATAACGTCCAGGATGTGCACCTCGCTCTCCGGATCCCGCACGCCCATGGACATACCCTCCTCGCGGATCTTTGCCGCCGCGGTCTCCGCCATGGCGTCCAGGGCCTCGCCTAAGATCGGAAACGGGATCTCCGAGATACGCTGCAGCGCGTCCTCCAGATCCTCGAAGCCTTCGACCTCAAGTGTGGCCATAGTAGCCGCCTCCGTCGCAGTACTCGCACTCGAGGACATGATGCTGGCCCTCTTTGTCGGACGCGTCTGTTCGAGCCGGCCAGGTAAAGCCCGCCGCGGACAGGGCCTGCTCAAGCGCCAGGATGGCCGCCGTCGGGTCTTTTCCTCTGGGGGAGTACAGATGCACCTGCACAAGATAGCGCGCCGCCTGCGGCACGCTCTCGGCCCAGACCTCGTTGATGACCGAATAGTTCCAGACGACGTACTCGGTGGCCGTACCCACATAGGTCTCCGGGTAGACGCTGTCCGGATAAACCGTCTCCAGCGCGTCCGTCAGGGCCTCGGAAACCGGTTTCTTTGTGCTCACCGTACCACCTCCGACAGGATCAGCGTTGTGATGTCCTGGCTGCTCTGGAAGGCCCGGACGATCTGGTACTTTCGCCCGCGCAGGCTGCACAGCCGTCTCTCGGCGTAGCCATCCGGCCAGAACGCTTCCCAGTCGGCTGTCCAGACCTCCGCCTCGGCGTCGGCCTGCATCCCGGCCTTCCTGGACAGATAAAACTCCGACTGGCTCACGCCGTCCTCAAAGTTGCAGAACAGGGGAGCATCCGCCGTCACCTCTTCCGGGTTCCGGTAACCGTTCGCGTTTTCCGTTTCCGCGAGGCGAATGAGCGTGATCTCGTCGGACCATGGCGTGTGCAGCGTCTTCATGGGGTCGCCGCCTTCTCTCCGAACAGCCGGTTGTAAAGGGTGCTCCGCAGCATCTGCGGCATGCCCTCCCCGGTGGTTCGGCTCCGCCAAAGCCAGCCCGCGTACATGAGCACGAGGTCGTTGTCCTCCGTGGTCTCCGCCAGCGTCACGCCCAGGTCGCCGATGCGCTGCCGCGCCGCTTCGATGCGGGCGGACAGGCGCTCGTCGTAGGCGTTGCTTCGGATGCCGAGGTCGACCTTCAGCGCCGCCAGCATCGGGTCAGACGGTTCAGGCGTCGGTTCCGGATCCGGAGCCGGTTCCGGTTCTCCGCCCGTGTTTTCTTCGTTCAGGATGCTGTCGTCGTCCATGCTGTCCACCTCGTTTTACAGGTTTACTTTCCGCGCCGGCAGCTGCCGGTACAGTTCTTCATTGAAAACCGCGGTCCCGACGTGGCCGCACTTGATGCGGCTGTCGCACCACATCGTTCGGCCCAGCTCCGTCACCCGCCTGCAGAAGCTCAGGTCCTCTCCGAAGCCCATGACGGGCGAGAATGGGAGACCGAAGCGATCCCGCACGGCCTTCAGCAGCTTCGCCGTCATCATGACAGCGCCGAAGCCGCAGCCGGCGACAGGAAAGAGGCTGTCCGCCGGGTAGTCCAGATAGCTGTCCGCCCGCGGGATCTGCCGTCCGTCCGGGGCCACGTCCATGGCGATGTCCGCATAGACCACAGGCCGCAGCGGGGGCTTCCGGGAGAAGTACAGGGCCGAGACCATGTCCTTCCCGGTGTCCAGATCCGCGTGGAGCTTTCGCTCGAGCTCCGGCTCGAACAGCATGTCGCTGTCGAGCCAGAGGACCCGGTCGAAGTTTCCGTCGATCGCGATGTTCGCCAGCAGGTTCCGCCCGTCGTAGATCAGGGAGGCCTGCGAGAAGGTGAACTGCGTCTCGCCGTCATGCAGCAGCCCGACGGCGCTCCGCATGAAGTCCGTGTGGACCATGTCCATGCACGGAATCGCGATCATCGTCCGCATGGATTACTCCGAGGTAACGGTGACGGTGCAGGTGGCGCTCTTGCCGCCGGCCGCCGCGGTGATCACGCTGGAGCCGCTGGCCACGCCGGTGACGACGCCCGCGGAGCTGACCGTAGCCTTCGCGGTGGTCGCGCTGGCCCAGGTGATGGTATCCTTCACGCCGAAGGGCAGGAGAACTGCCGGCAGAGCAAGGGTTCCGCCGGAGACGACCGTGGCCGTGGCCGGAAGCAGGATGCCGGCGACGGTGTTGGCGCCGTCAGCGGCGAAGGTCATGCTGGTGGCCGGAGTGCTGCCGGCGATGTTGATGGCCACGAAGGCCTCGGCGATGACGGGAACGCCGTCCGCGCGCATCTTGCCTTTAAAGACGGTGTTGTCCTGGATGAACTGCACCTCTTTGCTGGCCTCGATGGTCATGCCGGCGCGCAGGCCGAGCAGATAGAGGTCGCCGAAGCCGCCGACGATGTCGTTGTCGGGCATGAACTCGAGGATGTCGATGTCGCCGCTGACGATGGGCAGCGTGCCGCCGACCATGGCGACGAAGGCGCCGTTGATGTCGGTGGCGATGGCCTTGGCCTTCAGCTTGGCGTAGGTCTTGCTGTTCATGGCCCAGAACATCTCGCCGCGTGCGTAGCGGTTATAGGCTGCGGCGACGTCTGTCTGAAGCGCTGCCCAGAAGGCGGTGCCGGTCAGGCTGTTGTCGATCGACAGCACGTTGCTGGTGTGCAGGTCTGCCCAGGGTCTTGCGTTGGCCGGGTAGCTCTCCGGCTGGCTGGTCTGCGCGAGGCGGGTCACGATGCCCATGGGCATGTGGTACGCGGAGCCCTTGCCGTAGAGGATCGCCTTGTCCAACGCGAGGCCGACTGCCGCGGACAGCATCTCGACGATCACGGAAGCGAGGTCGACGTCGTTGTCCTCCAGCAGGGAGTTGCAGACGGGAATGAAGCCGGCGACTTTGTAGCCGTCCAGGGTGACCTGGTTGAAGACAAAGGTCAGCTCGTTGATCACGCCGCACATCTCGGTCCAGACGGCTTCCGGAACGAGGCCGGCGACGGTCTGGCGCGCCTCGCCGTTGACATTGCGGACGCGGATGCGGTTGAGCAGCTTGCTGTAGCGGTACATGTTCTCGGCGATGATGTCCAGCATCACGACCGGGATGGTCAGGGCGCCGCCTTCGATGCCGCGGGTCTGGCCCTTCATGCTGCGGAGCTGCCCGAGGAAGCTCTGCACGTCCGCCTGGCGGACCATGGCCTCACGCTGTTCCATCGGGAAGGCGTCAAAGGCGCGCTGGGTCATCGGAAGGCTGCGAATGTTGATGGTGTTCATGGTGGGGTTTCTCCTTTCGTTCATTTCCTCCGGGGCGTTCCCGGCGTCTCTGGTCTCGGCCGGCGGGGTCCGGGCCTCTTCGGCCTCCAGCTGCCCGCGCAGCTCGCGGATCTGGTTCTCCAGCGCTTCCACCGCTTCGCTGTGGGCGCTGCGTTCCTGTTCGAAGGTCTCGATCTCCGCGTTCAGTGCGTCGCGCTGCTCGTCGGTCTCGACCTCGGCGATGGCCGCCTCCAGCTCGCTTTCGCGGGTCTGAAAACCGGCGTCCTGTTCCCGGAGCCCGTTCAGCTCCGCCTCTCTGCGCTCGATGTCCCGGCGCAGCATGATTGCTCTCAATGCCATGGTTCATTCCTCCTCCGGGGCGCTGCCCCTCACTCGGGCGAGCGCATCGGCCCGCCAGGCTTCCAGCTCTCTCTGCCGGATGTGTTCAAGTTCGGCCTTTCTGGCCGTGACCCCGGTCTCTTCATAGGCCGGGAAGGTGCAGACGCTGACCTCGTACAGTTTCACCCGCTGCAGGTGCCAGACGGTCATGCCGTCGGTCCGGTGCTCGCAGGATTCCTGCAGGATATCGAAGCCGAAGCTGCACTGGCTCACGTCTCCGCGCTTCACGCGCTCGTAGGCGTTCACGGCGTCCTGGTCCAGTTCGTTGATCAGGATGCTGCCGTACAGGCCGCGCTCGTCCAGCTGCAGCGTCAGCGTGCCGGCTGTGGTCCTTCCGAGCACCAGCGTGGTGTCGTGGTTGATCAGAGCCCGGACGTCCGTGTCGGCCTCCAGGCTGAAGGCGCCCGGGTCGATGGTCTCGTAGGCCGTGTCCCACAGCCAGTACTCGCTGTTGAAGACGGCGAAGTAGCCGTCAATGTACCGGCGACCGTCCTCTTCGCGCGTCAGAAAACCCGCGCCGCGGGCGATCCCGGTCCGGTTCCATTTACTCATTGTCGTTTCCTCCGTTCAGCTTTGCCTGGTCTCCGACCATCCCGCGGGGGATGTAGTTCTCCAGGATGATCAGATCGTCGAGGCCGTCCAGCGGCGAGAGGCCGAGCCAGTCGCGCACCTCGTTTCCCGTCATGATGCCGCGCACGTACTGGTCGTCCGCGACGCTGGCCATGTCCTTCAGGTCATAGTTGTAGAGGCTCCGGGCGCTGAACCGGAAATGCTGATCCGGCTCCCACAGCAGCTTCCGCGTAAGCTCCTGCTCGATGACCTGGCAGAGAGGCATGACCGTTGTCGAGATGAAGCTGTTCCACTCCTCGCGCTTAAACTCCCCGACGCCCAGCACGAAGGCCGGGACGCCCAGGATCTTTGCCACGGTTTTCTTGTCCAGCTCCACGAAGTCGGCCAGTGCGAGGTCCGACAGCGTCAGGGGCTTGACGTCTTTCACATCGAAGGCCTCCGCCGGGATCAGCCAGGGTTCCCCGGACTCCGCGCCCTCGATGTAGCTTTCCAGCAGTTTCTGCCGGCCTTCCTTGGTGCTGAACTCGTCCGCCAGTGCGTCGACTTTGACGATCAGGCTCGGCTTCCATTTGGAGCTCATGAAGCCCTTCGCCGTGTGCCCGGCCTGCTTCAGGGTGTCCGCCACGTCCTGCAGGCTCAGGGTGACCCCGTCGCCCATCCAGGGGTAGAAGCTGCCCGGGTTCAGCACGAAGTGCAGCAGGGAAGATGGATCGAAGATCTCGCCGTTCACGGAGATTCTGTAGCCGTTCCACAGTCCCGACGGGATGAATCCCGTGTACATGGGCGGCACCGGCAGCAGCTCGCGCAGCTGACCGTTCTCGGTCCGCGGCCATACGACCGCATTCCCGCGTCCTTCCAGATACAGCGTCCGGACGATCCACTGCACGAAGTTCGACCGGTTCATCCAGGGGTTCGGCTCGATGTCCACCGTACGGCTGATCTCGTTCGTGACGCGCACGTCGCCGCCCTGCGGCAGGTTCTGCATCAGATAGATGGTCATGCTGCCGATCAGGCGCGCGATGGTGTTCACCCCGGTAACGACCTCCGGGCTCTGCGCCAGCGTCACGTAGCCGCTGCACTTCAGGTCGTTGAAGCTGTCGGCGTCCGTGTACCAGACCAGGCTTTTCAGCGTCTGCCCGTCCGATCCCGCGACCCCGCGCTTCTGGCTGCCTTTGCCTTCGGGGCGGTCCCTCGCCTGGGGGAGCTGTCTGTTTTTGCCGTGTTTGCTCATGTTGTCCTCCATCCCGGCCGTTGCGGCCGTCCCTCATCGGTGTCCGCAGCGGACACCGTCCCTTCTCCAAACCATCCGGATCCGGCTGCGCTGCGGTCCGTGTCGATCAGCATGCGCACCGTCGCGAAGACGGAGGCGTCAAAGACGTCGATGCGCTTGTTGTCGCCAATCTTCTCATACTGCACGGCGTCGTCGACTTTCTCGACGGCGCGCACGTTCTGCACGCAGTACTCGTAGGGCTCGGCGTGCAGGTAGTACAGGCAGCCGATCTTGGCCTTGTGCTCGATGTACCGGAAGCCCTCCGACTTGATCAGGTACATCTGCGGCTGGTCCTTCACCCGGAAGCCCGCCTTCTTCATGGCCGAGATGTAGGGCCTGGCGAACTTTTTGTCGTGTCCGACCTGTCGGATGTGGAAGCCATCGGCCTTCCACTTCAGGAACTGCTTCACCGGCTCGGTTGGATCCATGCTCTCCGTGTTCGGCATGTCCAGCCAGCCGTCTTCCTTCCATCCGAAGAGGGGGATCTGGTCCTGGTCCGCCTTCACTGTGGCAGCCGTCACCGGGAACCAGCAGTGGGGGATCAGCACCAGCACGTCCTCCTGCGGCATCCATCCGCGCTCGGTTTTTGCCGAGGCCGCCGCGATCTCCTTCGGGATCTCTCCCGCGAGGCAGGCGGCGGTGAGGTCGTGCAGCTTCGACAGGTCCGCGCCGCCGAACCAGTTTTTCACCAGTCCGGTCAGCTCCTGCAGCGTCCATCCGTAGTGCCGGTCGGACTTCCGGAACTCCTCCACGTCGAACCACGCCCGGAAGCTGGACACGAAGCGGTTCAGGCTTCGGGTGTAGAACTCCTTCCGGAGGCTGGCGTTGTGTTTGGCCTGCTGCGCCTGCGCCAGCATGTCGTTCGGCCGGATCGTGATCCCGTAGGCCGGGTTCGCCGCCCGGTGCACCGCGGGGCTCAGGTAGTCGATCTCGCCGGCCTCGTCCTCCGGCGCCTGCGCCAGGAAGACGAAGGTCCGGTCGGCATCCAGCCCGGTGACCGTTCCGCGTAAGATCTTCTCCATGTAGTCCCGCTTCTGCGCGGCGAAGCCGGTCCCGTCGTCGCCGGCGGTGAAGGTGCAGAGGATCAGCTTGTTCGTGAAGGCCTTCATCGAGTCGCGCAGTCGCGTGTAGGGGATGTCGTTTTTGTACAGCTCAAGCTCGTCCAGGTGGATAAAGGCCGCGTTGAACGAGTCGAACAGCTCCGGTTTAAAAGCTAAGGTTTCGAGATTTATGTACCCGTTCCAGATCTCGCCCTCGATCTGGTGGCCGAGGCTGCTGTTCAGCAGCTTCAGCTTTCCGGCGGGGTTGTTCTCCGCCACGAGGCCGAGCCGTTTAAAGTTGTAGACCAGCCAGTCGAATCCTTCCATGCCCTGCTTCAGCGAGCCGGCGACGGTCTTGGCCTTCGCGCCTGATTTCCGGTACCACAGCGCCATGGCTGTTTGCAGGCCCTCGCCGAAGGTGGTCTTGACCGTCTTCCGCGGGGCGAAGATGTCGCCCTCGGTGAAGCGCCGGATCCGTGTGCCCTTCTCATAGAAGCCGCAGACGTTGTAGATCGAGAACAGTTGCCAGGGCATCAGCTCCATCGGTTCGCCGCGCAGGGGAGTGCCGTCCATGCGCTCGCCCTGGCTGAAGCAGAACAGCCCGGTCATGATCTGCACGCAGAAGTCCGCGAGGGCCGGCCGGAAGTCCCAGCGGCCGGACCGGAGATCGTCCAGGAAGCGCCGTGCCGCGAGCTGCTGCATCAGTTCGACGCCGGAGTCCGCTTCTGTCTTTTTTGCGTATTGGATCGCGGCCTGCAGAAAAGGGGAGCAGATCACGCCGGCCCCTCCGCGTCGATCATCTCGCTCATCAGCATGGCCTCATCAAAGCCGGGCAAGCCGGCGAAGGCGTTCTCGATCCCGAGCAGCTTCCTGACGTCGATGGCCTCGTCGCTGCCGCCGCCGACCCGTTCGGCGATCCGGTCCAGCTTCTCGCTGATCAGATCCCGCTGGTCCGGTCCGGCCGTTTCGACGCCTCGCAGCTTCCGCAGCGCCTTCGGCGTCAGACCCAGCGCGTCCCGGTGCTGCAGCATCTCCGCGCGCAGCTTCATGACGACGGCGTAGTGCTCATCCAGCACCGATGGCTTGCCGCCCGGCGGCGCCGTGGCGCTCCATGCCTTCTTCGCCCGCGTGTACTCGCGCTCGATCTGGCACAGCGTCGAGAGCTCAGGCTCAAAGATCACGTCGTAGATCCCGATGGCCTTCATCTGTTCCCGGTAGGTCTGCTCCTTTGTCCTTGCCACGTCTGCCTCCTCAGTCTCTGTACTTCGCCAGGTATTCCGCCCGCGGGATGTTCGGGTTCTCCATCCAGTCCGGATAGCCGGCAAAGTGCACGATGGCCGGGCTGTCCGTCATTCCGCAGCAGAAGCACTCGTTAAAGCGAACCGGCATGTCCACGCATTTGTCCGGGATGGCGAAGCGGTTCATCACGTCCTGGTCGAGGAAGCGGTAAAGGAAGCAGTTGAGCTCATGCACCATAAAGGCCGGCGCGTTATCCTCCCGCAGCTGCCGCAGGTTCAGAACCGCGACGCCGAAGTTGTAGTACTTCGGACCGAAGGGCCGGTACTGGCCAAGATACTCAGGACACCAGGCGATCCACTTCCCGTCCAGGTCCATGTTCCAGATCGGCGCCAGGCTGTCGCAGACGATGGTGTCGATGTCCAGCTGGATCACCCGGTCCTCCGGGATCAGGTCCGCCGTGCAGACACGCAGCATCGCCATGTAGGTGAACTGGCTGCGCAGGTTCGGGTTGTCCCAGGGGAAGACGGTCTGGTTCGCCATGTTGAGGATCAGGTGCTCGCACGGGATCTCGAAGGGCAGCTCGTCGTCCTCTGCCAGGACGTAGATCTTCACGTCCTCGTTGTGATCCAGCAGAGACCGGATCGCGCCCTTCAGCTGCGGGTACAGGTTGCGGCTCAGAGAGTAGACGATGTTGATTTTGTCAGCCTTCATGCAGATGTCCTTTCGTGTTCGTGGTTCGCGTCCGCGGATCGCGTCCGCGGCCCGCAGGCGCCTGCGCGTTCATCAATCCGCGCGCCCGCGCGGAAACCTCAGTCCGCTGGATTTTTCCCCGCCGTTTTTTCCGGCCCGGGATTTACCGCTGCGTGTGCGCGATGCTGTGCCGGCCGGTCATTCTTCGGCGCCTCGGTCGGCGCCGAGGGAGGGGGGGATCGTTCTCCGCCGCAGCTGCTCGCCGGTCTCAGTCAGTCGGCCGGTCGCGCGGTCGTGCATTCGGTTGTGCGCTTCGTTGCTCAGCGCGATCAGGTTCCAGCGCTCCAGTGCGTATTCGGGATAGTCCTCAGCCGGCCAGATGTGGTGGACCGTGTTTGCCTGGACGCGTTTTCCGTACCGCCTGGCATACTGGCAGCGGTAGCCTGCCTCTCGAAGGACGCGCTCGCGCAGTCGGTGCCAGCGATTGCTCTTGTAATCAAAACTCATGGCAGATAAAAAGAGCCAGAGTCCTGAACCGTTTCCGGTGATCAGGGCTCTGGCTCGTATGAGACTTGGCCTCTGTGAATTTGTACAATGAACTCCCGCTTGCAGCTGGTACAGTATAGCGGCAGGTCGGTCGCTTCGGTAGTCTGGCTGATGCGGAGCATTGTCCGCCTCGCGCCGTATCGTTCCAGGCAGAACGGGCAGTGAACCCTCCCGCCTGTCACTGGTAACATTATAACAGATTCCAAGGAAAATCACAACCTTTTTCCTAAAAATAAGATGATTCCCAAGGTAGAAAAATTATATAAAAAGGTTATCGCCGCCGGCGTTTCTTTTCGTGTTTCGGCAGGCCTCCTGCCATGTTCATCCAGGATGCGATCTCGTACTTTCCGTACTCGGTCGTCTTGGTTTCCGTCCGCACGAAGGCCGCGTCCTCCGGGATGCGGATGGCCTCGTCGATGTCCACCAGCATGACCTCGGTCTCCGGTCTCCGGCAGTTCCGGGTGCAGCCCCACACGTGTTTGCGTTCCGTCTCTGACCGTTCCTTCGCCATGTAACGCGCCAGCGTCTCATAGTTTCGCCGGTCGCTGATCTCGAAGGCATGGATCTCGATGTCTGTTCCGTATTGCCAGGCGCAGCGGATCTCGCTGTAATCATGTCCGGTTGCATTGATGATCAGGTGATGATGCCATCGTCCGGACTCGCCCGGCCTGCTGGAGGAGTGCAGGTGCTCCGTCGAGTACACGGAGACGAACTCCTCGCCCCGCAGCCGTCTGGCCTTCGCCATGTTTCCGCGGAAGGCTTTGAGGTTTGCCATTGCTTTCTTCCTGCTGTCTGGCAGATGCGCGTCGTCGTAGGTCAGGGTGACGACCAGATCGCCCGGTCGGAAGTTGGCGGCGATCCGCCACATCAGGTTGGCCCATGATGTCTTGACGTTGAACTTCTTCTGCGCCTCGCTGCTGATCTTTCTTGTGGCGTTTCTGACTGCAGCGCTGCCTCTTGCAGGCACGCGCGGATATTGTGCAATCTCCTGCAGCGGACCGGCTGTCCGGATCCGCCTGATCTTTTTCCGCATGAGAGAACCCTCCAAAGCATTTGGCCTCGGAGGGCTCTGAGCTTATAATGTTTCTTGTTATTATTTGCTTTCCGCCTGGTCGAAGTAATACAGGACCGCGCAGCTGTATCCGCATTTCGGACACAGCACCTCCTGCATGTCGTCCTCGCCCTCGTAGCGGAAGATATTCACACGGCTGATCCGGAAGGGCCGCCCGCAGCGGAGGCAGTTCACCTCTGTGTCCTCCTCGATTCTGTGGACCTTTGCCACGCCGTGGATCACCACGGTGCGCCGGATCGGGAACATTGCCGTCGGCTTTCTTCCTCTGCGCTTCACTTATCCGAATCCTTTCTGCCGCCGCGCCTGGCGTGCACCTTGCCCGATCCGCCGCGCCGGCTGATCGGCTTATCGTCAGACGACCCCAGCCCGCAGCGCACCGGATGGTTGAGGCACGGATTGCGACAATCCTTATAGAGGTAACAGTCAGCGCAGCAGTACCGGTCGCCTCTCGTTTCGCAGTAGAACTGCAGGCAGTAGCGCGCCATCTCAGGCCTCCCGTTTCTGCAGCGGCTGCCGCCGGTCCTCCGGCGTCAGGATCTTCGCCGGCTCTCTGGATGCCTCGACGGTCAGATCCGGGAAGTATCCCGGGCAGGCCTCCATCGGCAGCCGGTGCGTCGGCTTCATTGTGCACTGCTCCCGGTCGAAGCAGGTATCGCAGATCATCTCGCTCACCTCCTGAAGTTTTCCGCATACGGGCAGGTGGCCCAGTGCGGGATGTGCGCCAGTCCATCCGGCGTTCCGAGGAAGTCGAAGGTGCAGCTGATGACCTCGCCCTTGTCGCTGATCACCACATCGTCGAAGTCGGGCGAGCTGCCCGCCCGGTATTCGACCAGGCCCTCGTTGCAGGGCATCCATCGGTTCGCCGGCGTCGGGATCCACACGATCGGCGCGCCGCACTTCTTACAGGTCGAAGCCATCACTCCGCCTCCTTCTTCAGCCATTCAAGCCAGTACTGTTCGCTTTCTTCAATAGAGCATGTCTCTACGTTTGGAGGAAAACAGCCGTCTGTATTATCGAGAAAATGCGCCAGTTCCTCATCCGACATCGCACGGATGCGGTCGGCGTTAGTTGTTGGTTTATTGATATAACCACCCATTCCGGTAGGACATAGATATATGCAAGCTGTTACTGAACAATATCCCGCATGGTTAAGCATTCCGCACTTACCGCAATTTGGATTATTCATCACTCGTCCTCCTCAGCTCCACCACGCTTCCATATCGAAGCGCATAGTTCCGTGCTTGCCGTACTTTTTCACGATCTTTGCATAATGGAGAAACGCTCGTATCAGGCTGTGAAACTCTATACGTTCCAATCGCTGCCCTTGGCAAGTGAGCGTCACGATATATATCATTCTGCTTTCCATCGCTCGCCCTCCTCTGCAAGACTTTTTAAAAATTCTTCTTTGGCTTTCTTAACTTTGCTCGGATGTATATTGCATCCGGTTTCGTGCCACGTTTTGCAATCTTTCATGATGTTGAAATCTAACTTCCGACCATCCACAAAGGGCAAAAGATATTTTTTATGATATTTGCAATATTTAACCGGATAATCTGCATATATACCTTTGCCGATATGTGTACAGAAAAAGCATTTTTTACACTTCATCACTCACCATCCTTAAAAGGCTGTAGCATTAAAGTCAATCCATATGTACTACAATCAGCATCTGTCCATCCATCTAAAAATGTATGCACAATAAAATCCTTTTCACGAAAATCTGCGTTGTTATATCGTTGGAAATCTCTGGTGTAATGATTCGGTGTCTCAAACAATCTTGGCTTTGGAATGCTATATATTCGTTTAATCACAAACGTATTTGTACCCTTATCAAACCCTATACTCTCACGGACGATTCTTAGCGGTATATCTATATCAACCATCACTCGCCCTCCTCTGCTTCCGATTCCTCATCGTCATCAAACGGCTCCTCGCTTCGAAAACACCTTGACAGGAGATTCGCAAAATTCTGAGCAAGGGTGTTGCTCTCTCTCAACTCTCTCGCATCTGCTTCAATTTCCGTGATTTTAATTCTCATTCACTCAACCTCCTCTTTGTTAGGGACATTTGTGTCCTTATCAGTTGCTGGGATGACGGTCGGAGCAATCAGATCAACTCTGCATTTTCCTCCCGGCATCATCGTGACATTCACGCCGACTTCACCATCCGCATCAATCAGTCGCCCGTGGTCGGGGACGAGGACGAGAGGGCACCAGTCTGGACGGTCTTGATTCGCTTTCCTAAGTGGGATATATCCTGTTGCCTGACACCCAAGACCGCCAAATGCGTCTGCCGTTTTGCACGGGCAAGCTTCACAGCTTTTCGGCATCTCCATGCCCTTTATGAGAAGATCAGCCATTACCCCATCTCCTCCTTGTAGTACTCTGGGAAGCGGTCGGTGATCTGGTAGGTGAACTTGCCGATGTAATCCGCATAGGCAAGCTCGAGGTTGCAGCCGTCGCTGTCTTCCCATCCGGGCAGGAGCGCCACGTCGGTGGCCATGTCGATCTCCGCGAAGCTCAGCCGCATATACTCTGCGTTGCTCAGGCCGACCGGATGCCGGACGTAGGGATTGATCACATAGACGCCCGTCTTCGAGTTCGCTGCAGCCATCCGGATGAGCTGCTCAGCCTTCTCGAAGTTCTGCTTCGCGTATCGTTCCCCGGAGATCGGTCCGGACAGGTAGACGATCCAGGGTTTCGTCATCTCTTCGCCTCCTCCAGTTCAGGATCCTCGCCAAGCTTTCCCCCGAAGAGCTCGCCCATCAGGTGGTTGTACATCCTGACGTCCGCCATCGGGATGTAGTCAGAGCCAAGCTTTTCCCTGACCCTTTCGATGATTCTGGCCACCTCAGTCAGTTTCTCTTCTCTGTCCATTTCGCGCCTCCCATTCATCTGCCAGCCGCTCCAGGCCGATCGCGACGCCGATGGCCTGAATACCGACGGAGATCGCACCTTTCTCGATCTCCGTCATCTGGCAGTTTTCAATCATTACCTGGAGGATCCACTTCGCTGACTCCAGATCCATCTCACACCTCCGGCAGCCTGATCCACCGATACACCGTAACCCTGAAGGGCACCTGCGTCCTGCCGTCGGCCCAGTCGCTGCCCGTCCAGAATTTGATCGTCTTCATCGAAGTCGTCTCCGACTCTTCGGCGCTGTACCCTGCGACCACCACATACTCGCCGATCTCCTTCGGATCGCCCGTCTCCCACTTCGGTCCGGTGTCCTTTGCGGACACCTTCCTGTCTTTCTCCTGCACCGCGATGGCTGCGTCGTTCAGCGCGATGGTGCTCAGCAGGTCGTAGACCTCCGTCCAGGTTCGCAGGATCGGTTTGTCACAGATCGCCCGGCGAAGCTGCAGGCCTTTCGGGCTGCACTGATGGTCCGGTCCGTAGCTGTTGCCGCTATGGTGAATCCGCCCGAATCTGTCCTTCAGCCTTTCGATGCCTTCCTGCCTTGAGTTGACCGCGCCCAGCTCCTCAAAGAACATGGGCGCCACCTTGCAGAGAAGCTCGAAGAACCTGTCGTCCTCCTGATGCCTCCGCTGCAGGTACTTCTCCAGCTCGGACTGCGTCCCGTCCCGGGTGTCCGCTGCGGACACCTTCGCAGGCTCGTCCTTCGCCGGTGCCGGCGCGGCAGCCTCCGCCTCTTCCTCGTTCATCCGCTTCAGCTCTTCACGGAAGGGCAGCATCGCCCGGTCCATGTTCGCCTTCAGCTCCCGCAGTTCCTCGGCCTCGGCCTTCTTGCTCTCCATGAAGGCCTGCACCTGCTCGACGGTCATGCCGGTCAGCGCGTTGACTTCCGGCTCCGTCAGGCAGGCCTGCACGTCGGCATCGTAGCGCGCGCACTCGTAGGCCGCCGTCTCGCCGAGCACGCCTTTCTTCCATGCGGTAAAGAGCAGCGGGGCCGTCAGCTTCTGCTCGATCACTTTCAGCCTGGCGATCCTCGTCTGGCTCACCTTCGTGATCTCCGAGACGTGGTCGCGGATCTTTCCCTTCAGCGGATAGCCGAGCATCTTCAGCTCGCACAGCAGCCTCGTGATATTCCGGACCTGCTTTGCCGTGTCGGCGCTGGTCATGTTCCGGGTGCCTGCGTTCGCGAAGACGATCTTCAGTTCTTCCAGCAGCTCCCGCGCCTTCTCCGCCTGCTCGGGATCCTCGATTCCCGGCACGGCCTGCGCGTCCGCCTCCACGATCACCGGCACCTTCCGGTGCATGTCCCACTCGGGATAGTCGGGATCGTCCGCCAGCATCCGCATGGCCGCCCGACGCCGGTGCCCGCTGATCAGCATGTACCTGCCGTACTCTGTCCTGCGTGCCCGCAGCGGTTCCAGCAGGCCCACGGTGCCGATGTTCGCCGCCAGATGTTCGAGCCCGTCCATGCTGTAGAAGTTCTTCGGGCTCTCGTCGATCATGTGGAGCTCAACTTGTTCGAGATGCTCCCCGGTGTCCGCAGCGGACACGCCCCGGAGCGCCTGCGTAATATCAAACGCCATCTCAGCAGCCCCCTTCCATCAGCGCCCTGGTGAAGAGCTTATAGTCGCGGCACGCGCCGCTTTTCGGCGAGCTGACCAGCAGGGGCTTCTGCGAAAAGGTCATATCGTCCACCATCGTGCTGCGCCGGATGTGGTGGAAGACCGGGATGCCGGCGGCCTTCATGGCGCTCCGCAGCATCGTCTCGGCCTCGTCCTGCTGTTCGCTGCGGTAGTACATGGTCGGGAGGATCCCGGCCACCGTCAGGGACGGGTTCAGCGCCCGCATGTTCCGGATCTGCTCCATCAGCGTCGCAAGCCCCCGGATGCCGAAGGCGTCCAGCTTCACCGGGATCACGACTTCGTCCGCTGCGATCAGCGCCGCGGCTGCCGCCGCCGAAAACGCGGGCGGGCAGTCGACGATCATCCAGTCGAAGCGTTCCTCCTCGCGGTGGCGGTAGACGCGCAGCGCCTCCCGTTCCGCGAGGCCCATGCCCGCCGCCGTCACATCCAGCGCCATGAGGCTGGGGTCGGCCTGCAGGATCTGAACGGTCTTCATGCTGGTCGGCACCGGATGGCCGCCCTGCCCGCGCAGCAGGTCGGCGACGCCGCCGACGGGGTTGTTGTCCACGTGAGAGACGAACTCCGTCAGGTTCGCCTGGCTGTCCGCGTCCACCAGCAGCACGCGCTGGTCATAGATCCTGGCGAGGTCCGCGGCCAGGTTGATCGCGGTCACCGTCTTCCCGGTGCCGCCTTTCAGATTCATGATGGCAAGTGTTCTCAAGTTTGGGTTCTCCTTTCGTTTTCCGGCGTTTGCAGCGCCGTGTATTTCAGTATTTGAAGCACTCCCATGCTTTCCCGCACGGGGTTTCGTATTCCGCCCGGAAGTACCGGTGCTCCGCGTTGACGTAGACGATCCGTGCCGTCACCCGCAGCGCTGGATCCGCGCCGTAGCTCTCCAGCAGGTTCTTCTCGTAGAAGTTGCTCAGCGCGGCCGGCAGGAAGCACCTGACGTCTCCGACCTCCGGATCGGAGCAGGATTCCGCTGTATAGTGTTTCAGAAGGGCAGGTCCTCCTTTCCGGGAGGCAGCTCGGTGAAGGCCGGTTCCTCCTTCTTCTGCCGCGCCTTGTTCCTGGTCACCCGCCCGTCGCTCTGGATCTCCCCGAGGCTGACGTAGTGGGTGAAGGTCATGTGCTCCGGCTCGAAATTAAGCCTGATGCTCGGCGTCCGCCCGTCCTTGTTCTTGGCCACCTCCAGCACGCGGAGGTTCGCTGGATCGCCTTCCTCCGTCGATCGCCGCATCAGCAGCACGACGTCCGCGTCCTGCTTCAGCTGCCGGCTCTCCCGGAGGTCGTCCACCGTGATCTTCGTCTTCCTGCTCTTGTCCGGCGGCGTGATCTGGCTCAGGCCGACGATGGTGACGTTCAGCTCCTGCGCCATCCGGTGCAGGCCCATGGAGATCTGCGTCACGATATCCCAGCGGTCCGCCTTCGACTGCAGGTCGATCAGCTGCACGTAGTCGATGAAGATGACCTCGTAGCGCTGCTGGATCGTCGCCGCCCGGATGTCCTTCAGGGTGTTGAAGCGCCGCAGGATCTGCAGCGGGATCTTCCGGCTCCTGTCGCCGGCCTCGGCCGCCCGCTGGAAGTCGTCGTCCGTCAGCTTCTTGTGCTGGGACTTCGGCAGCGGGATGCCCGCGAACTGCCTCTCCGCCATCAGGCGGTTCTGCAGCGGCTCCCGCGGGGTCTCCAGGGAGAAGAACCCGACGCGCTTTCCCGTGCCGGCGACGTGCATCGCGAACTGCAGCGCCAGAGCCGTTTTGCCAGTTGAGCTGTCCGCGCCGATGATCACAAACATCCCCGGCGTCACGGCCAGCGCCTCGTCGAGCCTGTCGATCCCGAAGCGCAGGTAGTCAGGAGGCGTCGGATCGTTCATGCGGTCCAGGTACTGGCTCACCATGTCGCTCAGGTCCGTGATCTCACCGCCGCCGGTGCCCTGCAGCATCTTCCCGATGCGCTCGAAGGCATCCTCCGCGTCGTCCAGCTTCTCCGCCGAGACGATCCGCATGGCCTCGGCCTGCAGGGCCGACAGCCTTGCCTTCTCCCTCATGACCTCCAGCCAGGCGACCGCGTTGACGGCCGTCGGCGTCTCGCGCATGCAGGCAGCCATGAGTTCCCGGTAGTTGTCCCCGGCCTCGGCGCAGACCGTCACCGGATCCAGCGGCGTCCCCGCCTCCCAGATCCGAAGCGCCGCCTCGTAGATGTGGCGGAGGGATGCGTCCCCGAACATGGACGGCGATGCCAGGCGGAACACCTCCCCGGCGCATAGCTCGGGGGCCACCAGCAGCGAGCCGATGACGTGCTGCTGGGCCTCTTCCCATGCGGTCAGAGCCATTCCGTGACCTCCTCCCGATCGGGCGGGGCGTCCACTTCCAGCCTGTCCTCCCATCGACGGTGAGAAAGCCATCTGCAGGGATATGGAATCGCCCGGCCGTTATCGCGCTGCCACTCCGCGGTCGCCATCTGCGCCCGGAGCGCCGCACTCATTTCCCTCATGAGCTTGCGGTCTGCCCTCAGCTTATTCCATTCCTCGACGCACTTTTTCTTGTCCTTCTTCTTGGGGTACAGCTGCCAGAAGCGCTCGAATGCCTCCGGATCCCAGATGTCCATGCCCGCGCCCGCCCCCTGGGGGGCCGTGGGGGGATTGTTCTCTTTCCTGTTCTCTATATTGTTCTGGGTGACATTTTTGTCGGGGTTACCCCGACATTTTTGACGGGGTACCCCGTCATTTTTGTCGGGGTTCTCCGTCAGCGGATTGACGCCGGCGAAGATCTTCCGCCGGCCTGCTCCGCCGTTTCCGTTTGCGATGCGGATGTAGCCGCCCGCCTCCAGCGTCCTGAGATGCCGCTGCAGCGTCCTTTCGCTCATGCCGAACACATTCTGGAAGTATGCGTTCGGCGCGAAGCAGTAGCCGCGCTGGTCGGTCAGGCTGCTGATCTCCGCATAAAGCAGGCGGGCAAGCGGCGGCAGTTTCTCGTCGTAGCGCACCGCCGCCGGCAGTACTGCCCAGTAGCCGGGCTTCTCTGTTGTATTGTCCATTTTTCCCCGGCTCCCTTGACATCTGCACGGATGATCTGATATAATAGATCTGTTCTCAAGTGAAGGGAGCCCTCCTTTCACGATTTGCCGAAGCGTTGCAGCGCTTCGGCTTTTTCTTTTGCCTCAGTCCGGAGGCAGAAACAGTTCCTCAATGCTGCAGTGCATGGCCTCCGCCAGCAGAGGGAGCCAGACCGAGGAGGGCCAGTACTTCATGTCCTCCCAGTTTCCGTAGGTGTCCTTGCACACGCCGATCCTGGCTGCCATCTGCGTCCGGCTGAGGCCGCAGCGTTCCCTGCGTTCCTTCAGGTGCGCCATCCCGGTCGGCAGGGTCTTCTTCAGCTCCGCCGCCGTCATGATGGTCCGGCACCTGGCCAGCCGTATGCTCTCGCTCGTCATACCGTCCTTTCCGCCTTCCACAGGTCCAGCCCTTTGCAGAACCGGACGAAGGCCTCTTTCGGGATCCGCACGCGGCTCCCCGTCACGATCACCGGGAACCCCAGCACGGACGGATCGCGCTGCGCCTGGAGGTTGATGCTGTAGGCGTCGCAGTGCAGGTATCCGCAGACGTCCTGCGGGCAGAGGATCGTCTTCTCGCTGGCTTCGATCTCCGCCAGCGTCCTGTACGTGGGTTTCATCTCAGACCTCCCTTGCGAAGCCCAGCGAGTAGGCCCGCTTGATCAGTTCCTGCAGCTGCTTCAGCGCCGTCTCGTAGATCCTCTCCTCGTCCTCCGTGATCTTCCCGTCCGCAGCGATCCGGACGAGGTCCCGCATCCCGCTCTCCTTGAAGTCGTCAATCTGTATCAGCAGACCCAGCACGGCCTCGGGGAGTCCTTTTTCTTCCTCCAGCTCCGGCAGGATCCTTGCAGCGATCCTGCTCTTCCGGCTGATGTGCCAGTACGGGAGCGCCTTCACCCCGGAGATGTCCGCCATCATCAGCAGGACATCCTCTCCCGGCATGATCGTCCCATTCTCGTACTGCCGAACCGCCTCCACGCTGATCCCCAGATACTCGGCCCAGCGCTCCTGCGTCAGGCCTGCAGTCTGCCTTGCGATCCGGTAGATATTTCCGCAGTCCTCCTTCATTGTTCTCTTCATCGCCCTCCTTTATAATCGAAAGTGGCCAGCTATAGCTGTGTCGAGGCTTCCGATCCGCGGCTGAAAGGGATAACCTCCGCGGACGGTGAGATCTTCGGCTGGCCGATCCCATCAAGACCGGAGTTGTAACAGCCCTTTGACGGCAGGCGCCACTTGCAAAACGCCCGAAGAATGCCGCCATGGCGGGCGCTGCGGGCCTTGCACCCGCTGTGGATCGCAGTCCCCGGCCTCACGCCGCGCCCCTGTTTTCTGTTCTCCTCTGTCCTCCTCCTGTCTTTCCGTCGCCCCGAAGCGCATAGGCTCGGAGACGGTTCGGGATTCCCGAACCGCATTAATAAAATAATTCGAGAATCACGAACTGTCAAGATAGAAATCGCAAAGAGTTCGTGATTTCGGAACTTTGCTACAAAATCGGGAGGCGATATTGTATAATTTCAACAACATTTCACAGGGGTGATGACATGAACAGAATCCGGGACCTCCGTGAGTCTTTCGGCTGGACCCAGGCGCAGCTTGGGAAGAGGATCGGAGCTGTGAAGTCCACCGTTTCCGAGTATGAGAGCGAAAAACA